CGCAGTCAGCCCGAAGCCGAATACACACCCGTTCCCGCCGACACTCAATTCCTGCCCGACTTCCACACCCACGAATACGAGATACCCGAAGAAGTCGGCGATTCCATCTGGGTAGAAGTGGACTTGGGAGAGCAGGCGTTATACGTTCACGAGGGGGCGCGATTGGTGGCCGGCTTCCGTATCTCTTCCGGCAAACCAGGCAGGGACACGCGCAAGGGGCTATTCCGCATTTACGCGATGTATCCGAGTTATCCGGTGTGGGGCCCAATCATCAACGGCGTGCCTGAGTATTGGATTCCCGACGTGCCTTACGCGATGTTCTATCACGTTGACTTTGCGATTCATGGCGCATACTGGCATGATGACTTTGGAACACCCGTCTCTCATGGGTGCGTAAATCTTGAAGTCAACGATGCTGAATGGGTGTATGGCAATGTCGGCAAAGGGACTTATGTTCACGTTCACGATTGAGGAAATATGATCGGTATCGATGTTTCTACTCGTTTTTGGAATAAAGTAAATAAGGGCTTGCCCGAAGAGTGCTGGGAATACAACGGGGGAATAAACAGCACGGTGAGGGGCGTGTTCTGGCTGAATAGAAAATCAATTCACGCCCACAGGATGGCATATATATTAGCACACGGTGAAATAAATGATGGCCTTTGGGTTTGTCACCATTGCGATAACGGTAAATGTGTTAACCCAAGTCACTTGTTTTTAGGGACACCAAAAGACAATACGCAAGACATGATTAGAAAAGGCAGAAAGAAAACCCTACGGGGAGAAAATGATCCAAAATCAAAATTAAAAAGTGCCGAAGTTTTAGAAATTGTTCGGTTATATAAGTCTGGAAGGCTATCTCAATATCAATTAGGAAAAATGTTTTTAGTTACAAGAAGCACTATATTGGGCATTCTTAGGGGGGAAACATGGAAAGAGATAACAAAAATAGAAAGCCCATTAAATCTTTTTAATTCAGGCTATCGACCGCTATTCAATTTAGGGAATAAAAATGTCTAACATGATTGGAATCGATGTATCTACCTATCAGAGCGTTATAGACTGGGACAAGGCAAAGGCGGCCGGCGCTCAATGGGCGTTCATACGCGCCTGCTTTGGGAAGTCGAAAGACGCGCAATTCGACCGCAACTGGTCTGAATCCAAACGAGTGGGCATCCCCAGAGGCGCGTATGGCTGGGTGATCAACGGCGCTAACCAGGTCGATAACGCCAATTATTTCATGTCTATTCTTGGAAATGATCGCGGAGAATTGCAGCCCGCGTGCGACTTTGAGAAATATCAATCCGGCGGCGTTTGGAAATATCCGACCTTCGGCGAATTAAGGACGTTCGTTGAACGGGTCGAGGTCATTGATGGACGTAAGCCGTTCATCTATACCTCTACTGGATATTGGAAGTCATTAGCAAACAGCACAACGCAAACATGGGCGGTCAAATATCCCTACTGGCACGCGCAATACACCAGCGCCGCGACCCCCGTGATACCCGTTCCCTTCCCCACGTGGACATTCTGGCAATATTCCGCAGACGGCAATGGGCGCGGTAAGGAATTCGGCGCACAGTCATCCGCGATTGACATCAACCGTTTCAACGGCGACATGATGGACTTTCAGAAACTATTAGGCGTTGAGGTCATCGAACCAGACCCGCCGATAGTGCCTGGTAATCTTGGCTGCTGTGAGGTATTACAGGCGCAAGTAAACAAGTTACTTGAATGGGCGAGGGGGATTGGATACAAGGGATGACCGCTTGTGTCTGTGGACGTGGGAGCGGCTGATGACCAAGTCAGAAGTCTATTGCGAATATCGCGAGGTTTACTGCGAACAGATAGGCGCGGAGATCAAGGGCTGGTGGATGAGTGAATTGTCGCTGGAAGATGTGATGAGGTATGAGTGGCCGAACTAAGCCCGACCGATAACATCTACTCGCTGGACTATGACACGAAGGTCAAGCTACTCGAACAGGTGATTGACGAAATGGTCAAGATGAAGGGCGATCTGGCAGAGAAGGCAGAGGCATATTTCAAGATAAAGGCGGAGTTCGACACGATCAACAAGAAGTACGACTATCTGAAAGAGCTGAAATCCGGCTTACAGACGGCGATAAAGGCAGAACAGGCACTCGGATAATGGGGCTGACAAAGAAACAAAAAGCGTTCGTTGAATATTACCTGCAAGAGTGGAACGCAACACGGGCGGCACTCAAAGCGGGTTATTCGGAACGTTCTGCTGGGTCAATAGGCAACGAAAACCTGCTAAAACCTGAAATCATGGAAGAAATACAGCAGCGGATATCAGAAATCGCCATGTCAGCCGATGAAGTTATGACTACTCTTGCGGAGATTGGGCGAGCGTCCATTGATGACATTATGGATGTTGACGAAGGCGGTCGATTGTTATTTAACTTCAAGCGTGCGCAGGAACAGGGCAAACTTCATCTGATCAAATCCATTATGCCAACACAGTCGGGCACTAAGGTCGAGCTGCATGACCGCATGAGGGCATTGGAGCTACTGGGTAAACACCATAAGTTATTCACAGATAACGTCAGTATCAATGACGGGAAGGCGATCAAAGTCAGGTTGACGGATGGAGACGATTGATGTTGACATCAGCCGCAAGGTATTCAACGAAGCGTACCTGCCATATTTGGAAGCCGAACAAAGAACGCAGATATTCTTTGGTGGTTCAAGTTCTGGCAAGTCTGTATTTCTTAGTCAGCGCTGCGTTTGGGATCTTCTCAAGGGCGGTCGAAACTATCTTGTGTGTAGGGCGGTCGGTAAAACAATTCGCCGATCTGTATTTAACGAAATCCGCAAAGTAATCGCGGACTGGAACCTTAACAATCTTTTCACGGTAAACAAGGTTGACGGGATCATAACTTGCGTCAATGGCTATCAGATCCTTTTCGTGGGATTGGATGACGTGCAGAAGGTCAAATCGATCACACCCGAAAAAGGCAACGTGAGCGATATTTGGGTCGAAGAAGCAACCGAGACCGAGCGCAATACCATCACCGAGTTATATAAGCGACAAAGGGGCGGTGACGAGAACATCCCTAAACGGCTGACGCTATCATTCAACCCCATCCTACAGAGCCATTGGATATTTGAACGCTGGTTCAAGGACTTGGGCTGGACTGAAACGCAGACCGAACACATCGCCGATGACCTGCTGATACTCAAGACCTGGCACATCCATAATCGCTTTCTTACGCCGGATGACGTGCGCGACCTGGAGAGCGAGCCGGACAAGTATTACTTCAACGTTTACACACTCGGCAATTGGGGCATTCTCGGTCATGTCATCTTCAATAACTACATCATCGCCGACCTGAATGACAAAGAAGACCCGTACTACCTGCCAGAAGAGCAGCGCACATATCGCAAGCACGGGCTGGACTTCGGCTTTTCGAGTGATCCGGCGGCAATGGCGGTCACACACTACGACCAGAAGAAGAAGACCATTTACTTCTACGATGAACTGTATGAGACCGGACTGACAAACGATGTACTTGCGGAAGAGGTGAAGAATCTCATTGACAGGGATTATGTGAAATGCGATTCAGCGGAACCAAAGTCAATCGCGGAACTCAAGCAGTACGGCGTGAATGCGCAGGGAGCGCGGAAGGGTAAGGATAGCGTCATCTTCGGCATTCAATGGTTGCAGCAGCAGACGCTGGTATTCGATAAACGATGTATCAACGGGATAAACGAAGTCAGGCAGTTTCAGTGGAAAGAGGACAAATACGGCAATGCCATGCGGCAGCCGGTGGACAAAAATAATCATATTATCGACGCTACCAGGTACGCGTACGAAGACGAAGCACTCAAGCGCGAAGCAGTAGCGACACAACACAGGTGGTGAAAATGGCAGAAATATCAGATCTCAAACGGGCATACGACGCGCTGAATAAAAAGCGGCGACCTTACAAAATACTCAATGACTATTACTATGGCGATCAGCCGCTCAAATACTCAGCCGAAAGGCTCAAAGACGCGTTCGACTCCCCGCTGGTCAGGTTCACGCAGAACTGGTGTGCGGTGGTCATCAATAGCGTGTTGGACAGGCTGGTCTTCAAGGGCTGGGATATCGAGGATGAAAGCGCTGATGACATCATTGACCAATTCTATCTTGATAGCAATGTTCAGAAGGTGTCCAATGACATCCACCTAAACACGCTAACCACCAGCGAGTCATTCATCGTCTTTGATACCATTGGCGAAAAACTGTGCGGGTTCTACAATGACTCGCGTTTGGTCCAGGTCTTCTACAACCCCAATAACCCAAATGAAAAAACGTTCGCGGCTAAGTGGTGGAAGGATAACGAAGTCACGCGGCTGAACCTGTACTATCCCGATCGCATTGAGAAGTACAAGGCAGAGAAAACCCCGTCATTTGAAAAGGCGTTCACGCTTGAGACAGAGGATGATAACCCCTACGAGGAAATCCCCGTCATTCACTTTGACCTGAATTACTCGGAGTTGGATAACGTCATTCCCATCCAGGACGCGGTAAACAAGACCTTCTCTGACATGATGGTCGTGGGTGAATTCAACGCATTCAAACAGCGCTGGGCGGTCACCAATTCCGACACATCCAAACTCAAGTCATCCCCGCAGTCGTTCTTCCAATTCCCCAAAGGCGCGAGCGATGAAGAGAACACGCAGATCGGGCAGTTTGACGAAGCTAATTTAGACATGTACCTGGACGCGATGGATAAGCTGGCTAACTCCATCGCCATTATCTCAAGAACGCCTAAGCACTATTTCCACGACACGAGCGGGAACATCAGCGGTGAAGCGTTGATCGTGATGGAGTCGCCATTGATAAAAAAGATACGTCAGCTGCAGGAAGTGCTGGCTCTCGGCTGGCGTGACTGTGCGCGTTTCGTGCTCAAGCAGTCCGGCAAGAGTGTAGAGCCAACCGACATTATAACCATCTGGGACCCGGTCGAGACCATCCAGCCGCTGACGAAAGCCAACGAGATCAGCGCCTATGTGAATCTGGGCGTACCATTGGAGACCATGCTGCGCCGTGCGGGCTGGGGCGCGGATGAAATTGCACAGATGAAAAAGGACATGAAGACGCAGAAGGAAGAGCAGGCGAGCGTTGGTCAGACCGTGCTGGAGCTGCTGAAACTAAGGGACGCGCAGGCTAATGTGACTGGCGCGGATGAATGAAAGGTTGTAATGTAGAGATGGAGGCAAACGATGCTGACTGAAAAAGTGAAGGAGCTGCGAAATAGATACAGCCCAAATAAGGCAAGTCGGTTTATCGTAGCAAATTTAATTTACGATGAGCTGATTGACAACTGCAAGCCAACAGCACATGAATTTTTTGAGATGGCTGATGGTGTCATATTGCCGACCAGCGGACTCTACCGCCTCATCATGGAAGCAAAGGAGAAATGGGGATAATGCCCTACGAGATAATCTTCTTTGTGCTGCTGGCGATATTCGCGGTCGGGATGTTCTGGCTATTGGTGGTGAGGAGTAGATAGATGTTCCCCTCCACCGAACCCGCCGCCGTCCGTATCGCCCGTGAATTTCGCGAGGCGGTCAACGCGCAATTAGACGCGCAGATGTTCGAACTCGGTCAGCGTTGGCTGCAGATCGAGTATGAATTACAGAGCCGTGTTGACGCGCTGATACTCGATATCATGAACGCGCAGCAGGACGGCAAGACCATCAACCCGAACACCATCACACAACTGGAGCATTGGCGCGCATTGCGTGACCAGGCGCACGATGAAATACTACGCTATGAGGACTATATCGAGGGCGTGATCAGTCAGGGGCAGAGGACATTCGCGCTAAGCGGGTTGGACGTTGGCAGGGAGACTATCATCGCGCTATTTCAGGACGTGGGTATTATGGGTAACTTCAACATCCTGAATGTGGTCGCGATTGAGACGATGGTCGGCTATCTGGGTAATGGAGCGCCATTGAAGTCTCTGCTGGTCGAGGCGTTCCCCTACGCGTGGCAGGGCATGAGCGATAAACTCATTCAGGGTATCGCGTTAGGACTATCNCCACGAGAGACAGCGCGNNGNATGTNNGATGGANTNGGGCAGGGATTCAACCGATTNCTGACNATATCNNGAACCGAACAGCTNCGCGCNTACCGNCAGGCAACCNTNATGCANTACAGNGAGANCAGGCGTGGTCAAGGGGTTTAGGNGACTGGTCGCGAAGGCNGGGCGCGTGTATGGCGTGCCTTATGAGTGACGGTGAATACTTNGANGTCGCGGAGGACTTCANCGANCATCCGAACGGGCGTTGCGCCTGTATTGCCGTGCTGAACGGCGTACCGGAGCGCGACTGGCTGAAGGGCGAGGACTGGTTCAGATCGCTGGATGAAGACCAACAGCGCGAGATCATGGGCGCGGAATTTCATCAGGCGTGGCAGGGTGGAGCGTTTGAATTATCGGAACTACGCTCCACCGCCCACTCGGATATTTGGGGAGATTCGCCCGCTACCACACCGCTAAAAGTGCTTCTGGGGAAAGTCATTGCGAAATAACACAAAGGCAGACATTGAATACACGGTCGTTCACGAGCTGATGCACATTGCTGTGAATGAAATGCGCGAAGAAGGAATCAAGCACGAGGAGCGTACGGTTACGCAATTATCAAAAGTGGTTTTAGGGATAAGTAATGACTAATGAATGGCGCTCATTCCTCCAGCTCATGTACTCGCTGTGCAAGCAGTTTATATCCTGGTACGAGCGGGAGGTGAAGAGTAATACTTGTAAATAGTAGAACGTATATGCTATAATTCAACCAAACACAGCGCAATGCTTTCGGGCAGGGCGCGACCTACAAGTGGGACAAATGCCACGCTTTTGGAGCAATCCAACGGCGTGGCTTTTTTTGTTAAGGCGAGATGCCGGAAAGGACACAAGCGAGATGCTTACACACATTTTTTATGACGCTGATGAAGGAAAAGGCGGAGGTAGTGCCGATGCCGAAAAAGGGAAAGATACCCAGACCGACCAGCAGGAGACTTTCGATGCCTGGTTAGGCAAACAGGACGCGAAGGTACAAGAACTTTACCAATCGCACACACACGGATTGACTTCCGCACTCAAAACGGAGCGGGAGAACAATAAGACGCTTTCGACCCAGCTAAAAGAGCTCTTGCCGAAAGCCGAAAAAGGCAGCGACTTAGAAAAACAGCTCAATGAGACATTGGGCAAGATGGAAGCCGCTGAACGCCGCGCACAATTTTCAGAAGAGGCAATCAAGCCGGAGATCGGCTGCACGAATGTTAGAGCCGCTTATGCGCTCGCAGTCACGGATGGCCTATTTGATAAGAGTGGTAATCCAGACT